ATCTGAAGCACCATCCCACGGAAAAGCGTTTGACCCGTTCTTGCGAAGGTCTGTAGTCTTGCCATCCCAAATGTTGCGTCTGTCATCGTAGCTACGATTGCAGATTTCAAAGTATTCATCGAGTTGCAAAAGGCAGTTATCGTAAGCACTCCTGAGAGACTGAATGTCTGGTTCTGTGGCCGCGTAGATGAGTGACTCACCCTCCATGTTTTCT